GTCGCAGGCCCCCCCGCCGATAGGCTGGCGGCCACGGTGGCGGCATCACCCAATCCGAACGCGGTGCCCTTCACACTGGCGAGCGCGTTGTTCATGATCTCGCTGACGCTGTTGGCGTCGTGGCCGAGGCCTTTGAGCTTGGCCTGCGCGTTTTCGATGTTCAGGGCGCGGGTGAAGCCGCCTTTTGCGGCGAGCGCGGTGACGCCTCCGGTGATGGTGCCGATGGCGCCGAGTCCGAGTTTGCCGATTTTGCCGAATGCCTTGCCGAGGGTGCCGGTGAGGCTGCCTCCGCTTTTCCTGGCTGCGGTGTCCACACTGCCGGTGATGTCGCCTTCGAGGGTTTTGCCGAAGTCCTTGCCGGAGGGTGCCACCTGCACGTATACGGTGCCGATGTCCTGTGCCATCGGGGTCCTCCATCCTGATAGTGGTGTTGGCTCCCCGATGGCGGTCGGGGCTAGTCGGTGATGTGGAAGCGTTGCTTGAGGAGTTCGCGGCGTTCGAGTCGTTCCTTACGCGCTTGGCTGGTTTCCAATCGCGTCGGCGCGAACGGGTCCGCGTGCCTGTCCGTCCAGGGTCGCCAGCCTTCGCGTTGCAGCCTGCCTTCGAGTTCGAACATGTCCCACATGGCGATTTCGGCCCCGGTGGGCGTGTACGTCCAGCCGGCGAGCGCCGCGAAACAATGGCTGGTATGGTTCCTGAGGATCTGTCTCGTGAGCCGCCATGCCTGGCCGATGCCGTAGTTGGCTTTGGGTTTCCTGTCCGCGGGCGCGTTGAGCCATTCGGCGAGCGTGACGGGCTTCCATGTGGTGTGGTATGTGGCGAGCCAGTCGGCGTCTAACGCTTCCCTGTGATTGGCGTGGAGGGCACTGAGGTAAACGCTTTTGGGTCGAGGCCGGATTGTTCGGCCCAGGTGCGCACGGTGGCGGTGAGCCATGCCATGGCGTGGCCGGTCTTGCGCAACGCGTTCCAATAGTCCGGACGCAATTGTTGGAAGTAGGCGAGGAACGCGCTCATGGCGAGCGCGGTCTGTTCGTCGGAGAGCACCGGCTGGCTTTTGATCAGCAGGATCACGTTGACGAGGTCGATGGGCAGGTCGGCACTGTTGAGGTTGGGCAGGTCGAGTTTGACGCCGAGAACGTCGAGGTGCACGTCCTCCAGCTGGTCGTCGTCGTTGATGATGGGTTCGACCTTCGCGTATTGGTTGGTCATGGCGGTCTCCTTGATACGGTTTTTCTTTTTTGCTGGTTTGGCGGTCGGATATGAGGTTCCCCGCATCGGGACCGCCATCCTGGATGCGGGGAAGAATCAAAAGCCCCGCGGGTGAAGAGCGGAGTCCCGCGGGGGAGGAAGCTGGTCAGGCTTCGGCCGCGGCTTCCGCCGTGGCGTTATGGGCTGCGGTGGATGCGGACGGTTCCACGACCATTCCCCACGCATGCCACTGGTAGCCGTCGCTGCCCTTGAACGTCTTGAGCGTCATGTTGTACTGGAGCAGGTCGGTGGATTTGAGGGTGATGTCGTCACGGTCGGAGACCTTGATCTTCTCCGCGTAGATGACGATGGGACGTTCCTTCTGGTCGATGCCGGCGATGACCATCGACATGGTCTTGGAGGTAGACGCATCCTTGACGTGGATGCCTCCATCCTTGTCCACGGTGGAGTTTGTGTAGAGTTCCACGACGCTCTTCTTGCCTTCGAGCGCGGAGAACCGGAACGTCCAGTAGCCCGGATCGGTCTCCGAATACACCACGTCGCCGTTGTGGCCCTTGATCTCGGTCTCGTCGCCCGGCTCCGGGTGGATGGTGGTGCCGTCCTCGCTGTTGTAGCCGATGGGCGACTTGTTCGCCGACGGCGTCCAATCGGTGCCCGCCGGTTTCGTGTATGTCTCGTCTTCGCCGAACAGGAACACTGCGTAGTCCTTGACGGCGCGCACGAGTTCGACGTTGTTGCCTGAGCTGATGTAACTGTTGTCAGCCATGATGATCGCCTTTCAAAACGAATCGTTGGAATTATGGACTGCCTCAAACGGTGTTCGTCTGAAGCAGGAGAATCAGATACGAGTAGATGCAGCCGTTCTCGTCGGTCATGCGAACCGGCCCGGAATCATGCTCGATGCTGATGATCGGAATCGGAGGCCACAAGCCGGTCAGATACAGTTCGATGCTGCTGGCAAGCTCGTGCGAGGCGTCGAGGTCACCGGTGCCGTCGCCCCTACGCACCCAGATGGAACAACGGACGCGCACGTACTGGCTGATGGGTGTTGCCTTCTGCTGCGGTTCCGCCACGATCACGCATTCGGATTCCGAATTGTTCCTGCTGCGCAGCGTGCCGAACACGACATCCGGGAAGCGTTCGCGCAGCAGGTTCAGCAGGATTCGTTCCAAACGGGGTGTTCTGGTGGGAGGTTGGAACACGCTCATGCGACCACCTTGCCGATCATCTGCGTGAGCACGCCATGAGCGCCCTCCACCGCGGCCGGACAGGTGGCCACCACGTTCGAACGGTCGGTGTCCTCGTTGCGGTACACCTTGATGGACGGATGCACTTCGGCCATGCCCTCCATCTGCTCCTGCACACTGTCCATGACCGGTTTCACGGCCTCGTGCAGCACCTCGGAGCTGAACGCATTGCGGTTGAGCACAACCTTGACCTTTTTCGCCATTTTTCACCCCTCCCTGACGAACGCGTTGACCACGTCGCCGATATGAAGCCCGTGCCTCCACCATTCGAGCGGCGGCCCGTCCACCATCAACGGTTTGCCGCGCACCACGAGGCAATCCGTGTCCAGGATTCCCGTGGGCTCCCCGCGGAAATACAGGGTGAAACGGCGGGCCACGCCCTGCGAGTCCGCGCCCGGGGACTGCGAGGCCTCCACCGGCTCCACGAAACCCATGAGCGTGGCCACATGCCGCATCTCTCCCTGCACCGGGTTCCCGTCGGCATCCATTTCGGCCGCGCCACGATACACGTCAACACGTTCCATCAGACCACCTCCCCGGATGCCATGTCGATGCTGAAGGCGCGCTGGCCACCCAAGCCGAGCACGGTGAGGTAGTCGTTGTTCCATCGCAGGTAGCCGTCCGGCGAAGCCCACGAGTAGGAGTTGGAGAAGGGGCCGGTGGTCTCGGTGTTCTGCGTGACGCCCGTGGGCACGCCGGACACCTGCTGCTCCATCGCGGTGCGCACCATCTGGCAGCACACAATCTCGAGGCCGCGCCGATGCGCCGTCCACCACGATTCCTCATGGGTCTCGGGGTAGACGGACACGTGGTTGCGGATGCTCTCGCTCGCATCGAGCAGCAGCTCGTCCGCCTGCGCCTGTTCGTCGGGGGTGAGCGTGTGCCAGCGTTTCTCCAGATCCTCGTACGTGGCGAACGGATTCGGCTGTTCGTCGGCCATGATGGAGCTCCTTTAGCCGATGACGCCGGCGGTCCTGAGCGAGCCGATGAGCGTGTTCAGCTGCCGTTTCGTCTCGTTCAGTTCGGCCACCACGGTGTCGAACTCGGCCTTGGTTGGCGCGGCGCCGGCCGAGACGGTTGCGTCGGCGGCGGCCACGTCGGCGACGGCCGTGCCCTTCTTCACGCCTCCGAAAGCGGTGAACGGCGTGCCGTCCGGGTTCCACAGGCGCGCGGGCACGTCCATGGCACCGGTCTTGTGTTTCTTCCTGCCTGCCGGCTGGATGATGAAGTCCTGGGTGAACGCGCTCATCAGGCACCTTCTTCCGTGGAGGTCTTGAGCACGGCGAACGCCTTAGGTTCGATGACCGCGTAGGAGAACATGGCCTCGGTGCGGTAGGCGATCTGGTTGTGGGCTTTGAGGTCGACGCCGGTCTGGTCGGGGTCGCCGTAGGGGATGATCTCGGACGTGATGTCGCGCACCATGCCCCATTTGATGAGGCTGAAATCGCCCATGATGGCGAGCACGTGGGTGGGTGTCTTGGCCTTGGCCCCGTTGACGGTGGCGCTGGTGGCGGCCTTGATGCCGTCGAGGGTGCCGACCTGCAGGTTGAGCGGGATCTCCGGGTAGTAGCGCATGCCGGTGGCGGGTACGCGGATCTTGCGCAGGCGGGAGGCCCACGTGCGGCTGATGGCGATGCCGTTGATGTCGTAGGTCTCGTTGAGCTGGTCGGCCAGGTTGTCGACGTTGGTGATGTCGTCGTCTCCGGCGGTGACCTGCATGGCGCGGGCCGTGAGCGCGTCGAATCCGGTGAGGGGTTCGCCGGTCTTGGGGTTGATGGCGTGGTAGACGACGTAGTCGAGGGCGCGGCCGATGGCCTCGGCCTGGTCGGCCTGGATGGACTGGATGATCTGGAAGCGGTTGTCCTCGTCGGCCCATTTGAGCTCGCTGGTGACTCGTGTGGTGGTCTGCACCTTGAACGTCTTGCCGCTCACGTAGTTCAGGTCTTGCTCGTAGGAGCTCTTGGTCTGGCCTTCGGCGGTCACGTCGGCCTCGGCGGCGCCGTTGAAGATCATGTATTCCTTGTCGGTGAAGATCTGCGGGCTGCTCGGGGACAGGGCCGCGATGGTCGATGTCTCCTTGACCTTGTTGACGACGGCCGTGGCGACGGTCTTGGGCAGGTGGAGTTTGCTGGTGTCCATTGCCATGATGTTGTTCCTTTCTGGGGGATGATTGCGTTTAGAGGTTGGAGAACAGGTCGTCGGCCCATGCGCGTTCGTCGGCTCCTGCGGCCTTGCCGTCGGGGGTCTTGCCCTGGTTGGGCATGCCCTTGGGCTTGGGGTGCGCGTACTGGTCGATGGCCTTCGCGTTCGCGGTCATGGCCTCGAGCGTGTCGCCGTGCAGCAGCGAGGCTGGCACTCCGGTCTCCTTGGAGACCTGCGCCTTCCACTCGTTTCGTTGTTTCTCCGCCTCGTAGGCGGCGTTGGCGGCTTCGAGTTCCTTGATGCGTTTGGCGGCCTTCTCGGCTTCGGACAGCTGCGAGTCCTTGAACTGTTGCAGTTCCTCGGCGGCCTTGCTGTTGTCCTTGGCGCGCTGCTCCCATTTGCGCGAGTGGGCGCGCTGCTCCTCGAACTTCGCCTTCCAGTCGATGTCCTCGCCGGTGTTGGCCGGGTCTCCCGTTGCGGGGTCGCCGGAGCCGCCTTCGCCCGCGCCGGAATCGATGAGACGAAGGTTGTTGCGGAATCGGTGCCAGTGCGGCATGTCGTGCATGATGGTTCTCCTTTGTGGTTGATGGGCCCGTTCCGGGCATAAAAAACCACCCGTGCGGGTGGTGTGGAGTGGCGGGTGCAGGATTCGAACCTGCGTGGCGTGATGCAGCCGATTTACAGTCGGCCCCGATCGGCCTCTCTGGCAACCCGCCGTATGGTAGAATCGAGGTAACGGGGATCCCACGTAACCGGCTCTTGAGACCGGCACATAATCCGGGGGGTTATCCCCGTTCTTCTATTTCAATACGATTTGGTGGAATCCTTCCGAGTCGAACACCCACAGCTCTTTGATGTGGGATTCATGACGGGCGTTGTACAGCGACAGTTGGTTGACGAACTTGTCGGGCAGTTTCGTGCTTCCGAAGTCCAGTACAAACACGTCCTTGACAACGCCCTGTTCGACGCCGCCGACGACGGCGTCGTTGATGCGTTGGGCCACGTTCCTGTATTTCAGGCTTGCCGGTGATTTCAGTTCGGCGTCGCATTCGTGGCTCAGCCAGTGGAAGTCGTTGCTGGGCTTGCCATCATGGCTTTTCGGTATCCACTCGTATTCCTCGCCCAGCTTCTGGAACTTCTCGAGGAACACGATCTCGTGCCGTTCGAGGATTTCCCTGCTCGGGTCGACGCCGACGGCGAGCTGGCGCCGGTACCAGGATTCCGCAGTGCCTTTTGGCTCTCCCTTCATTGACAGGAGTCTGACGGACTGCTCCCACGGCATGGTCGGCGTCGGGTAGACGCCGTCCGTGAACGCCATGGGATTGTCCCGGCGCATGCGCTTGAGCTTCTCCCGGTAGTCGCCACCTCCCTTGCTGGCTTCCTGCCACATGGCGGTGAGCCGTTCGGGGTTGTATCCGGCGAGTGTCTGGCGGCCCCAGCTGGGGACGATCTGGCAGTCGCAGTCCCGGTGGTATTGCATCTCCAAGCCTGCCGAGTCCTCGCTCAGGTAGGTGAAGCCCCGTGATGCGAGCATGGTGCAGAACGCGCATGTCCTTGCTCCACGCGGCACTCTTGCCCATCGTGGTTTCGACGGGTCGATGCGCATGTTGCGTTGGGTGGTCAGGCGTGCGGCGGCGTTGACCATGTCGGCGACGAACTGCATCGCGTCATCCGGGTTGCCCAGATCGGGCCACAGGTCGTCGATCGTGAGTCCCGCGCGCGACTGCCCGTTCTTGACCTGCGTGTAGGTCAGGCCGTTGTAGTCGGTGTTGTTGAAGCCGCCCTGCACCTGCCAGAGGGCGCGGTCGGGGTCGATGAGCCGCGTGTGGTCGAAGTCGTCGAGCCGGACGCCCGCGTATTCGCTCCACAGGCCGCGCACGGTGTCGTAGTATTCGTTCGCCAGCTGGGAGGCGTCTCGGGAGAAGTCGCGGATCGCGTCCTTGACGTTCAAAGGGTCGCGGTCGACCATGTTCTCGATGACGTCGGCCGCGCTCTCCCTGAGGTTGTCAAGGTCGGTCTGGTAGTCCCTGTACGCCCTGTCCAACAGCGGCTGCAGTTCCGGCGGGGCCTTCGGATTCGCTGCCATCAGCCGCCTCCGTGTCCTGCGGGTTCATCCGCTGCTGTCTGAGCTGCTCGATGTTCCTCTGCGCCTTCATCCGCTGCTGGTAGGCGCGGAACGATTGGAGCTCGCCGGCCGTGAGTCCGAGCTTGGCCAGTCCCACGTCGGAATCCGCCCAGTTGCCGTTCACGCCGGCGACCTTCGTGTAGTAGTCGGCGCGCGCCGCGTCGCTTACTTCGCGGGTCGGCGCCCACAGGGGGCGGATGCCGGTCAGGTCTGGCGGCTGCGGGCTGTTGTCGCGCAATTGCACGGCCATGCCCATGGCGTTGAGGAGCTGGCGGGAGAACATGCGGTTCTGCCGGTTCGCGGTGCGCGTCAGCTGGTTCTCGGCGGCGGCGAGCGCTTCGGCGCTGGTGGGGTTGGCCAGTCGTATGCCGAGTTGTTCGGGTGGGATGTCGGTTTCGGCCGAGGCGAGCATGGCTATGGTTTCGAGCATGTCGCCGTGGGGTTGCATCGATGCCTGGGAGACCTGTTTGAGTTCGGGGATGTCGCCGTTGATGTCGCGGCTGATCGCGTTGATGCTGCTGACGAGCGCGCTCCACGTGTCCTGTTGGAAGGATTCGCGGCTCAGGCCGAGGAACCATATTTTTGGGACCGAGTAGAATTCGGCGGACGCTTCCATGCGGACCATGGTGCGCATGGCCATGTCGGTCAGGTTCATGAGGGCGCGGTTGATGCGTGAGCGGCCGAAGGGGCGGTCCATCTGCTTGTCGTAGACGATGGGCACCACGGCCACGCGGTCGAGCCGGTTGTATTGGGGTTCCGCTTCCCACCCGTATCCGGTTTTCATGCAGGCGTAGTTGCGGCCGGGCAGCCATGCGTTGAATGCGGTGATGTTGCCCCATTTGTCGCTGTCGGTGATGGTCAGCGCGGCTTTGATGCGTCGGCGTTCGTTGTCCCATAGTGCGGCGGACCAGTCGGCCGAGCGCGGGGTGATGAGGATGCGCTCGTTGTCGTCCGGGTCGTAGTCGATGGTCAGGAAGCTGCAGGAGTGCTTGTAGCAGCTGATGACGGCCTCGCTCATGTCGGTTTCGAGCTCGTTCATGCGCATGATCTCGTCGATGCCGTGGTTGTCGGCCCCGGCGGCGGTCTCGAATCCCTCGAACACGCTCTTGTCGGCGAGCGCGCGCACGCTTTTCTGTGGCCAGCCGACCACGACGCCGGCTTTCTGGGCGACGATGTTCGGGATGCTGATGCCGAGGTTGTTGAATCGTTGTTTGGCGTCGTAGAACGCGGAGCGTAGCAGGTTGCGTGGGTATTTGTTGCGCCAGAGTTCCAGTAGGCGGGTGATGTCCGTCATGTCGTTGTCGGGTACGTTGGCGATGTGTGTCACGGACGAGGAGCCTGTGGACAGGTAGGGGTTGCCGAAGCTGATGGATTGTTCGCTCATCCGATCATGACCTCCTGTACTCGGTCCGGGTCTCGTTTGGTTATGGTGGTGCCGTAGAGGGCGAGCGTGCATGCCACGAGCGGGCTTATGTCGATGTCGCTGCCCATCGGGTTCCATCCGACGGCGCCGGATTTGCCGATGCTGCGTGTGGTGGCGTTGGCCACGGCCGTGGCGAGCGCCGGTGCTTTGTCGTCCGGCAGGTGGGTGAGTTTGCCGTCTCTGAGCATGTCGAGGAATTTGCCGCAGGCGCGGCCCATGTCGCTGTAGTTGGTGACGATGACTTTCACGTGCCGGGCTTTGAGGTCGGCCAGCAGGCTCATGGCGGGTGATTGCGAGTCGATGACCACGCTTGCTGTGCGCGGCCAGTGGTCGGCGATGTAGTCGACCGCCCATTGGGTGCCTTTGGATTGGGTGGACTCGAAGCGGCGCAGTTCGATGTGCGCGGTGCCGTCCCTGTGGTTGACGGCTCCGCCGATGGCCAGCGAGCTGCGGTCGGGTTTCATGTCGAGCGCGTATCCGATCAGTCCTTTGATGTTGGGTGTGCCGGTGGCGGCTTTCGTCCATTGTTCGGGGTTGATGGCCCGATTGGTGGCGGTTTCATCCCAGATGCCCAGTGCCTCGCGGCGGAAGCTGTCCTTGCCGAGCTGGCGTTGCATGCGCAGCATGCTGGTTTCGCTGGTGCGGCGCGGGAAGCTCGGGTTGGCTTTCCTCCATTGGGCGCGGTCGTCGCTGTCGGCGTCACGGTCGGCGGAGAATTCCACGTAGAGCATGTCGTCCTCGCCGGCGAGCGCCTGGCGGCGGCGTTCCGTGAACGCTTCGCCGGGGTCGGCGGGGCGCGGTGGGGTGCCGATGTAGAGGACGAGCGCGTTGGGGCTGGTGTTGGTGGCGGGCACCATGTCGCTGATGGCCTGTTCGGTCAGGATCTGTGCTTCGTCGAACACGATGATGTCTACGGCGTCGTTGCCTCGGGCGAAGCCCTGGGCTCGTGCGCCGAACAGTATCTTGCTGCCGTTGGCGAAGGTGATTTCCTGCATGCCGTTGCCGCCGCGCACGCCGTCGGTGCGGCCGGAGTGGTCGAGGTATCCGATGAGCGCGGGGTTGCGTACCAGGGTGCGCACGTGGTCGAACGTGTTGCTGTTGGTACGGTTGTGGTGCGCGGTCCAGATGACGGTCAGGTTCGGGATGAGCGTGCACAGGATGACCACGAGGCTGGAGACGGTGAAGGTCTTGCCGGTCTGGCGGCAGATGCTCAACACCACGCCGCCGACGGAGGCGGCGAACGTGCCGTCTGCTCTTCGGCCGAGGATGAGCGTCAGCAGTCCCTGCTGCCAGCGGTCGTAGCGGATGCCGCATGCTTTGGCGCGCTTGTTGACCTTGGGGAACATGCTGGTGACGATGCCGGAGGGCATGACGATGTGTCGTGCGACCTCAGATAGCTTCGGGTCGGAATTCTCCGTCATCGTCGTCGTCCTCCGGATCTTCTTGCGTCGTCATGCCTTGTGCGGGGTTGCCTTCGAGCCGTTCGATTTCGCGGGTCAGGGCGAGCAGCTGCTTGCTGATGCCGGTCAGGCTGCCCGGCGGGGTGCCGGCGCTGAACATGGCTTCCTTGAGCCGGGCCTGCGTGCGTTTGAGCACGCTCACGTAGTCCTCGGGCCCGTCGTTCATCATCGCCTCGAAATCGGCGGCGGTGAGGGCGTCCATCGCCTCTGGCTCATGTTCCGCGTCACCGGCTGGGGCGGGAGGGGTGGTGACGCGGCTCATGCGCTTGGCCTTGCGGTAGGCGCGCTGCTTGCATTTGGCCGAACAGTATTTCGCTTTCTTTCCACGGCCGGACGGGGTGAACGGCTGGCCGCATTCCTCGCAGATCACCGCGCTCACCTCCAAAAACGTAACGGGATAACGTAACGGCCGTCCAAGGCGTTACGTTTTGACATGCCGGGGAGATATCGGCCCTGCGCCCGAGGGGGCTTCGACCGGGGCGGACGGGTCTCCTCCCCACGTCACCAGTCGCCGCTTGTCACCAATGGCATCGAGGTGGCCTTCAGGTCGGCCGTGTGCCCCTGTTCGAATGTTTGTTTGATGTGTTCGCGCGCCCACGCGACGCTGTGGTTGGAGCGGACGCGGTTGCACCAGCGGTGCGCGAGCCGGCAGTTGGAGAACAGGTAGGGCGAGCCGCCCTTGCTGACCGGGATGATCTCGTCCACCTCGGGCGAGCCCGGCAATCCCGGCGGCAATGATTTGTCCACGGGCCGGCCGCACAGGTGGCACGTGTCGTAGGCCGCCAGCACGCGGGCCACGACCTGCTGGCGTCGCCAGCCATTGGCATGACGGGTGTTGCCCCGGCGGCCGCTCATAACCCGGCCTTGTCGCACGACCGCTGCCAGGCGTCCACGAACGCCTGCACGGCCCGGCGCATGACCGGTTCGAGGGGGTCGACCACGAGATGGCCGGACGGGGTGACGCTCACGGGCACGGGCAGGGCGTCGATGTCGCCGAGGGTGTTCCCCTTGCACGTGATCCGCAGGCTGATGGTCGGCATGCCCGGCATTGTCATGGCGTCATCGCCTCACAATCAAATGAAAAGAGTGGCGGGGCGAACATCACCGGCGCTTTGGACGTGCCGGCGGAGTACTCTCGCCCCATGCAATGCGGTCAGATACGCGAAAACCCAGCCACGTGAGCTGGGTTTTTCGACACTTCTGCCACTGCAATCATCGGTTACAGTGACAATTTTGTCAAGCCGCTCCGCCGATCACGAGTCGGTACACGTCGCAATAGGCGAGGCCCTGAGGGCTGGAGGGCAGCTTGCCTCGGTTGACCCACACGTTGAGCGTACCCCTACGCACCGGTATCCCTGCATCCGTGAACGCCTTGGCTATCTCAGCCGCCGACCCTCGCCTGGAATCATCCCAACACAACGTCTTGAGCCTACGCAGTTTGACCGTCTGCGCTCGCTGTTCCCGTCCGCACACGGGACAGGTAACCCACTGGTCTGCCGCGCCTGCGGTGAGCATCGTGGCGCACAGCTCGCACGTGCCGATCTCGCGTCGCTGCTCTGGCGGATCCAACGTGAGGTCGATTTTCCGGGCGATGCCGTTGATGGTCGCCATGTAGAAGCCGGCATCCGCGAACGTGGCGAGCCTGGGATGGCCCGCACAGTCGATAAGCGTGGCCTCGAGGTCCTCCATGCGTGGATCCTTGTGCCAATCCAAGGCATCGATGACATCCAAGCAACGCCACAGTTCGCGCGCCGTCGCATCGAGCATGTCCAGCAGGTCGAGCACGTCAAGCCTGATAGGAGTCGGGGGAGTGGCCGTCTGGATCCTGACGGGCGCGTGCCCGCCCGGATGCAGGGTCGCGTCCAGCGAGTCGTGCAACGGCGTGACGTCGCGCGCGAGTCGCAGGAGCGTGCCGGCGAAGCGCAGCTCGCACGCCGTGCACAGCGCGTACCCGTTTTCGATTATGGTGTTGCAGTTCTGGCAGTTCACGAAACCCCTCCACATCGGCTAAACTGGTTGTTTGCTGACATGCCCTCCGCCTCGTGTGGAGGGTTTCGTTTTTATCTGGTATTTCAGTTCATTCCTCGAACAGCGGCGGTTCGATGAACTCGACCTTGCATGGCGGTTTCGGCCGACCGTCGCCCTCGCGGATGATCGCGCGCACCTCCTCCAACGGCAGACCCAATTGACGGGCCGTATCCGTCGCGCCGTAGCCGCGCCCGTGCCATGCGAGCACCTTGTCGCGTATCGCCTGACTCGTCACTTCGCAACACCTCCCGTATGCGGATCAATCAAGTCGCATGACATGGCATCGACGCGCTCGCCGGTTCGAGCCTCGATGCATAGGCGGCGAACGTCGCCCGTGGTCTCCACCTGCTGCACGATGCGCTGGCTGGGGCCGGTGTCCATCGCGGCGTACGCGGCCAGGCCGATGGCGGATACGATGGCGAGTGCCAGTATCGCGATGATGATGGTGAACAGGAGTCCGATGGTGGATTCCACCGACCAGCTTTCGCGCCTCATCGGGTGCCTCCGGCGAGCGCGCTATAAAAACCGGTGGTGATTAATGTAGTTCTGTGGTGGACTAATGTAGTTTTTTTCATGGTCGTATTTCCTTGAGTACGTTGATGGAGCGGAAGAGTTCGGTGTTGAGTGTGGGGTTTCCGTTGGCGTCCGGTTTGATGACGGTGGCGAGATTGTCGGCGTCGGTGAGTGTCCACCAGCCGTTCTGCATGAAGCAGGAGAGATAGCCGTCCAGTGTTTGGCCTCTCCTCGTGAGTCCGATGAACCGGTGCAGGTCAAGCTCTCCCGGCGTGGAATGCCGCCAGTCGATGCTTTCGCTCACGTTCATTCCTCCGGCTCCTGTGATTCGTTGTAGAAGTCTTTGGGAGTGATGGTCACGCTGATCTGGCATCCGGCGGCGAGCGCCGCGTCGATGATGTCGGTGAGGGTTGTGTTCTCGTTCATTGTTGTTCCTTCGTTTTCATGGCGTTGACAGCTGCGAGCGCCTTTTTGGCCGCGTGCAGCCATGCCTGTTTGGAGACTTCGCTGACGGCGTCCCAGTTGGTGGGGCCGGGTGTGTCCTCGAAGAACCCTCGAGCGCAGGTCTCGATCTCCTCGTCCGTGGGCTCGTCCGAGTTGAGTTCGTTTTCGATGCTGATGGCCAGGTTGAGCGCCTTGTCCCAGCCGGCCTGGTAGCCGACGACGAACGCTTCGGCGGCTGACTCGTTGCCCAGTCCCGCGTCGGCGAGCGCCGTCAATGCCTGTTGGGTGAGGTCACTCATCGTTGTCCTCCACGATGGTGGGTTCTCCGCTGGTCTCGTACATGGTTTTGGCCACTGCCTTGAGGTTGCGGCGGTCCTTATCCGCTTGCTGGAAACGGTGCAGGATGCTCACGCCCTCCAGCACGCAGGCGCTCGCCAATGCGTCGGTGAGCTGTTCCTGTGTGAAGATTCTTGCCGTGTGGCTCATAGTGGTCTCCTTCTGGGTGTGCAGTGCTGGTGGACAGGTTGGTCGTCTTCCATCCACTGGTTCTGGTTGTTGAGCCAGTGTTTGACGCAGCGGGTGTGGTTGTCGGGCACTGGTTTGCGGCACAGGATGCAGCGTGGCTTCAGCATGGTCTGGTCTCCTTGGGGTCCATGAGGGTGAGGTAGTGCCGGTATTCCGTGATGTCCCTGTCCAGGCAGTCGTGGACGCGGTGCGTGGGCTTGGCCCTGTGCGTGTAGGGGTCTCGGCCGAGCGTCTTGGCTGTGAGGCGCAGTGCGGTCAGGTCGAGTGCCCGGTAGGAGAGTAGGTCGTCGATGCGTTCCGCGGTTGCGCAGAATCTGAGGATTATGGGCAGGTCGAAGCGTTGGATGTTCGTGCCTGCGGGGTGCAGCGTGTACATGCCGCTCATGTCCTTGATGAATCTCACGGTCTTCCGTGCGATTGCCTCGGGCGAGCAGCGGACGGGGTCGCTGGTCTCGCATTGGGCGAGCAGACCGTTGTTCAGATGCAGGTCCAGGGCGGGCAGTTGCGCGGAGAGCATGGTCTCCCGGCTGATGTGGACGACCGCTTCGAGGAGCGCGTGCTCTCGCATCGCGTCCAATGTGGTGCAGCGCAACCCAATCTCCAGTATCGAACACTTGTTCGCATCTAATCCGGTGGTTTCCACGTCCATCCACAGCAAAGCGTCTGGTTTTTCGGGGCTCATAGTTCCTCCCCGTGGTCGGCGAGCGCGTCGGCGATGGCTTCGCGGATGATCCGGTGTTCGGCGAGGGTGAAGCCTTGGGGGATGATGATGGTTCTGGTGCCTACGGGTGTGTCGGGTGGGATGAGCATGGTCACGCTGGTGGAATCGTCGCGTAGCGTGAAGTCCACGTTGTCGATGACACCGGTCATGCAGGCCGTGTTGTAGGTGTTGGGGTTGGTCATTGTTGGTTCCTTTCGTGTTCGATGAGGCGGTCGAGGCAGGCGAGGGCCGAATCGGGGAAGCCTTGCCGGAGTTTCGCCCATGTGTGCGCTTCGGCGTCGGGGATGGTGGGATCGTTGGCGAGGGTGTCGAGGATGGCGTGTTGTTGGCGTGTCCATGCGATCTTCTCGTCGTAGTCGATGACGCGGCAGAGGTACCATCGGGCTTTTTCGAGGTCTTCGACGGGTCGGCCCTTGCTGTGGTAGCGCCAGAGGTATTTGATGGCGTTGCCGAGGCAGAAGCTGGTGTCGGCGGTCAGTTCGATGCACTCCATGCCCGGGTGCGAGCGTGTGTAGTGGTTTGGTGAGTTGACGGGGTCGTTGGCCCATGTGGTGGCGTGCATGCTTACCAGTCCTTTTCGAGTTCCCGGCAGTCGGGGCAGATGGATGACGTGGTGTCGGTGAGCGGTACGCCGCAGATCGCGCAGATGGTCGGATCGTTGGCCGGTTCGGGTCGGTGGGCTGCTTCCAGGAGGCGGCGGATGAGTTCGATGGTCTGCGGGGCGGGGGTTGTGGTGTGGGTGCTCATTGCTTGTCCTTGAGTTCGATGTGTCCCCAGTCGCATGACGCTCCGCCGGAGTCGGAGAAGCATCGGACGGCCGCGCTGCCGTCGGGCAGTTCGTACCAGCGGACGTATCCGGGGTCGGGGTTGTTCACGGTGCCCTGGCCGCCGCCTTTGGGTGTTTCTCCGCATGCAGCGAGCGCGAGGATGGCGAGGATCGCCGTGAGGGTTGCGGGTATTCGTTTGCCGGTGTTCATGATTGGGTTCCTTGGTGTCCGGCTCGCATGATGTCGAGGTAGGCGGTGTAGTCGTTGATGTCCCTGTGGATGCAGTCTTGGACTCGGTGGGTGCCTGCGTGGTTCTGGTAGGGGTCGCGGCCGATGGCTTGGTCGGTGAGGCGCAGGGTGGTGAGGTCGAGTTTTCTGTGGTGGAGTCCTTCGGCGATGGGGTGGTTGAGGTGGCGGCTGAGGTGGACGTCGAGTTGGCGTAGGTCGAAGTCCACGTTGGTGCCGGCGGGGTGGAGTGTGTATTGGCTGAGTTGGTCGTTGAGGAATTCGTGGATGTTCCATGCGGTGTGCTGGTAGTCGTAGGTGTCCTTGGGTGCTTCGGCGGCGGCGAGCATGAGTCCGTTGGCGAGGTGCATTTCGTAGGCTTTCAGGAGTTCGGGGTAGTTGGCCCAGTTGCGTATGTTGTCGGGGTGAACGATCAGGTGGAGGCTGTCGTGGGGTGTTTGCCGGTCATGTCGGTGACTTGCATGCCGACTTCCAGGAGTTCGCACTGGTAGGGGTCGACGCCGGTGGTTTCGGTGTCGACCCAGAGGAGCATGTCGGGTTTTCTTGGCGGGCGGGGCGGGTCGAGGGGGATGGTCAGGTGGCCGATGGCGAGGGTTGTCGTGGTGTCGTTCATTCGTTGCCTTTCTTGATGTTGATGTGGGTGGGGAGGTCTTCGGGTGGCGGGCATGAATGCCATTGGCCGTCGGTGTCGAGCAGTATCCAGCCGCGCCGGCAGCTGTACACGGGCACTTGGCTTGGCTCGGGGTCGTAGCTTTTGAGCAGGTAGCCCAATGCTCGGGCTTGTTCGGGGTGTTGGTGGATCCATCCGTGGCATCCGGTGCTGTTGTCCGTGCCGCACACGTCGATGACGTTCGAGGGGCTGTGCCGTTCGGGGTCGCCGTATGTCTGGCTGCGGCGTTTCCTGTGGTGGTGGCTCATGCCGGGCCAGTTTCCCGCACGCAGGTATCGGTCGCACACGATGCACCGGTTGGACTCGCGGCCTTCCACGAGGCGCAGGGTCTCGGATGTGGGCTGGTCGCTCATGCCTGGCTCCTTTCGTTGATTTCCTTGACGAGCCTTGCGGCCACGGTCTCCGGCTCTTCGCCGGTTTTGACGTGGGCCCAGAACGTTTGTTCGACGCTGTCCGTCCACGTGCCTGAGGGGACTTGGCTGATGGCGTGCTGGTTGAGCCATTGGCGGGTGATGCCGCCCCATTCGGTGTGTGCCGGTGTGTTTGACAGCCATTTGACGTATTGCCGGTTTTCGAGCCATTTGCGCATCGATGGCGTGAACCGGTCGCCGTCCTGACGCACGGTTTGGGCGTAGCGGATGACGGCTCCGAGCAGTTGGCTGGCCTCGACGTGCGGCACGGTCGGGTCGCCGCCGGTGATGGCCCGCCACAGGTTTCGGGCCTGTTCCCGATTGCCGGTGTGGCTCGGGTACCGGTCCCAGGCGAACGCGAACGGGTCGGCCTCGGCCAAGGCCTCGGCTTCGGCGAGGCTCGTCACCGGCCTGGCGTGGCCGGATTCGGCCATGGCTTGGCTCGGCTCGGCCGACTCCGGTTCGGCGTTCGGCGCGGAGGGGGCTACAGGGGAGGTAAGGCTAGGTATGGTTAGGTTAGGACCGGTTGCTTCGTTTGCTTCGAAGCAATTGCTTCGTTTTGCTTCAGACGTTTGCTTCGGTTTTGCTTCACCGTTTGCTTCGTCTTTTGCTTCATGGTTTGCTTCGGTCTTGCTTCGCGGTTTGCTTGAAGCACTTGCTTCGTTTTGCTTCGAAGCATTTGCTTCGCGTTTGCTTCGCCGAGACTCGCCCGAAGCGACGCCGCCGGCATGCCCGGCCTTGGCTCTTTTCTCCTTGAGTTCGCTGCCGGAAGTGCCGCCGAATTTCATCAGGGTGTCGGCCTCGACCACCATCCACCGGCCGGCGGCGAGCGCCGGTTCGAGCATTCCCGCGGCCTCCAGTTCCGTCACCTGCCGTGCGTTGCCTTTCAGCGAGCGCACGACCGTGAGGTCGAATGCGCCGTCGAATGCGGGAAATCGCAGCTGGTACGCGGTGTGCACGCAGAGTCTGACCCATAGGCCCAACGCGGCGTTTGATACCGTGCCGGGCATGGTCTGCGGGCTGAAGTTGAGCCCGTCGTCTATCTGGGTCCATGTCATGGCTCACTCCGCCTCGTCGTCTTCGGGCAGGAAACACCCGTTGAGTGCCTTGTTTTCCTCGTCGCTGGTGGGGTATCCGAGGTCTGCGAGCGTGTGGTAGTAGGCTTGGGCGATGGTGATGTCGCACTCGTCGGCCCATGTGCCGGGTTTGATGAGTGCTTCGATCTGGGCGCACAGGATGAGCAGGAGTTCCCTGTTCGCGGCTCCCTCGACGTGCTGGCGGCGGTGCAGTTCCGCGAGGTTCGTTTCGCGCCACAGTCCCCTATCGCTCGTGTCGTCGCATGGCAGCGGCGTGGCGGCGAGCAGGTTGTATGCGTCGAGCACGTGGTCGAGGTTGTTCCATTCGGCCCCTGCGATCAGGCCGTCGCATAGGTTGGTGCCGGTCAGCGCGAGCAGGCTCAGACGGGTGTTGACCTTGCGCAACTGGCCGCCGTTGAATCCGGTGGCGTGCTTCCTGATCCAGTCCGTGCGCAGCGTGTACGCCAGCCTGTCGAATTCCTTGCGGGCGGCCAGCGCCTCCTGGAATGCCGCCTGCTCCCGTTCCCTCCGCTCGCTCTTGGCGTCACGTTCGGCGATCTCCTCAGGCGACAATTGCGGGAAGCACAATACGGTGCGCTCGGAGAATCGGATTATCGGCTGTCCGTACGGGTGGGCCTCATGCCATTTCTTCCACCATTTCTCGAACTGGTCGGGCTCGCCGCTCCACACGTCGTAGAACCGGTAGCCCTCCGGCGTCGTCCACGTCGAAGCCGAGACATCCACAGTCAGGCCCAGAGCTTCAAGCGCTGTTCTCATGCTCTGCTGCCACGCCTCGACGCGAACCCGCGACCGCAGCTGGCCACGCTTCCAATCCCAGTTCTTGGTGCCCGCCATCGAAGCCAACTCAGCCATCATGTCGGGATAAGCCTCGAACTCCGCAAGATCACCCAACTGGGAAAGCGACAACTGAGCGAACGCCTCCGACCCGGAACGCACATCGGCGGGGATACGCGCGATCCGCAACCGGCCACGCACGAACGACTCCGAACGGCCCGTCTTCGCCGCAAGCTCCCCCACACCGGCACCAAGGTCGAGCAAACCCTGATACCCGTCAGCCTCCTCCAACGGCGTCAAATCGGAACGCTGGCAGTTCTCCACCAGCATCAGCTCACGCTCGGTCTTCGCATCCAACTCACGCACAACACACGGCACCCGCTCAATGCCAGCCAGCTTGCACGCCGCCAAACGACGATGACCAATCACCACACGAAACAGGCGCTCGCCGTGCTCCTCATGGTCGGGGGTTACCACAAGCGCCTGCTGCAGGCCCTGCTCCTTGATGCTGTCGGCGAGTTCGGTGACATCGCCCACGTCTTTGCGGGGGTTGTTCGGGTTCGGGATGAGGCTCTTTACGTTGATATCGATGATGTTGATAGCCACTGAATCGGGTCACTGCTCCTTGATCGATAGATTCTGGTGTACGGGCAGGTGCGGCATGCGCTTCCTGCGCCGGCGTTGGCGCTCATGCTCCAGTTGCTGGCGTCCGTGCTTGCGTTTGCTCATGATTCAGTCCTCCTTGATTTCACCGGTATCCGGATCCACATCCCCACCCGAAGTGGGCAAATCACGCCACGGATCCAACAAACTGCGCTCGATATCCGCCTTCACCACGCGCTCGCGGGCCTCGACCGGATAGTTAATGAGGTCGTTGACCGCGTTGGCGGCGTCGAAGATGTGCTGCGAGAGATCGCAGGCGTCGTACAAGGCGTCGGTGATGGGGTCGATGTTCTTGTATTTTTCGATGTATTCATCCTTGGTGGCCAGGTCGAGCATCTTGCTGGCCGCGATGCGGAACGCGGCCGCGGCGTCCTTCATGCGTGATGCCTTGGCTGTCAGGGCGAGCAGCATGAGCGGCGTGATCTCGTCGGGTATCAGCGCGTCCTGCACGCCATCGGTCTTTTTCTTTCGTGACATTGAATCTCCTTAGAATTCGGGGTCGGAATCGTTTGACGGGAAATCGTTGGAAACGCCGAACGCGGTGCCGGGCGTCGTGGCCGGCGCCTGCGCCCACGGGTCGCCTTCGGGAGCGCCGAGGTTCTGCGCGGGAGTCGGGGAGCCGTCCTGCCAGCCCTGTTGCTGGTTGGCGGGTTTGGCCGGGTCGCCATACGTGCTGCCGCCCGAGTAGCCGCGTCCGGACTGCACGCGCGTCACCTGCGCGGTCGCGTACCGCAGCGAGGGGCCTATCTCATCGATGGTCATGTCGATGACGGTTCTCTGGGAGCCGTCCTGCGTCTGATACGAATGCTGCTTCAGCCGGCCGGTGGCGATCACGCGCATGCCCTTGTGCAGGGACTGGATGCAATGGCCGGCCATGTCGCCCCATGCGGAGCAGCGCATGAACAATGCCTGCCCGTCCTCGAACTGGTTGGCCTGCCGGTTCCAGTTGCGCGGCGTCGAAGCGATCGTGAAGCTCGCCACGGTCGCCCCGCCGCCCGTGGTACGCAGCTCGGGGTCGGCGGTCAGGTTGCCGACGATGGTAAGAACGGTCTCTCCCGCCATCACGCATCACCATCCAACGCGCGCAGCAGCGCAACGGCGGCGGAACGCGCCTCGTCGGCCAGGTCGAACAGCTCCCAGTCGCCGGCGCCGGCCGCGCCGTCGGCCAGCAGGCTCGTCATGTCATACGCCCTGCGCGAGAGGCGGCGGCTGGCTTTCGCCACATCGTCCTCATGGTCCGCCGGCGCGGCGGCGAGCTCCAGTCGCAGCCCGGTATGATCCATCGCCTGGTCAAGCATGGACAGCATCACGGGCAGCGTGGGCTTGTTCGGCGACTCGGCCACCAGCGACTGCAATATGGTGGCGAAGGCCACCCGCGGCGTCACGGTTTCGGTTTCGGTTTCGGGTTTCTCGCACATCTATCCCTCCTTATGGGTTTTGACTGGTTTTCGTTTCCACAGGCAGACCGCCGAGATCTGGCGGCGTTCCCGGTCGACCATCACGTCCGTCCAGCGTGGCGGCAGTATGGTCAGTGGCCATGCGTCCGTGCGGTTGAGATGCTGGATGGTGGCGAGCAGGCTGTCCAATAGTTCGCCCGCGCTCATGCGCATCCCCGCGGAATCCAACGGCCATTCGAACGTGGACTCGCCCTCGGCGCGATGCTCGTAGTCGTTCGGCTGGCCGGTCATGCGCTGGGCTCCTTGCATTCGCGCAGGTTGGCGCGCATGAAGCCGAGCACGGCCTCCTTCGGGTAGAGGACGCGGCGGCCGGATTTCACGTAGGCGGGTCCCGTGTGCGTTCCGCGCCATTCGGCCAGCGTGGATTCGCCGATGCCGCTGAGCTCGGCCAGCTGGCGTGCGCTGTTCAACGGCATCAGCGCCTTTTCCAACGCGTCGAACATCGCGGGTTCTGTTTCGTCGGCCATGGTTCTCCTTTCCGGCCCGTATGAGGGGCCTTCGATGTCGGTGGATATGGGGGGGTGGACCGTGCCGAATCGAACGGCTTCCCGCTGTTTGCCACGTACATGACACCGTGATCTCCAGCGGGGG